CTCTCGCGCATTCGCGCCAATTCGCCGTCAAAGGCCGAAACCATGCCGCCCGCACCGTCAAGCGATGCCTCCAACGCCGCGATCTGGTCTTCCAATCTCTCAATATCAGCCATCAACAGGCCCCCTTTTTACATCCGGGAAAGCGCGCGCCAAATCCTCCAGGCGCGCGCGGCTTAACGGGGCAGCACTGGCCGCCGACCCCAGCTTCATGCGCAACTCCACCGGGGTCAGCCGCCAGAAATCGCGGGGTTGCATCCCAAGGCCGTGCAGCCCCACCTGCATCAGCCCTGCCCAATCAATCGCCGTCATGCCTCACCCGGCACCGCGAATGCGCGGGCCAGCAGTTCGGCGGCCACCCTTGCTGCTTCCATAGGGCCGCCGCCAATCTCCACGGTCCGCAAATCCGCGGCCGACCCTTGCCACCCGCCGCCCCGCAGCCCCGCCACCAACAGCGCCAGCACATCGCGGGTGGAAAACCGCCCCGCCTCGAACCGTTCCACCAACTCAATCAGCGATCCCGTTTCCAGCACGGCCTCCAACTCTGCCAGCGCCCCCAGCGTCAGCTTGGCCACATGACGCTTGCCATCCAGGCTCACCGCCACTTCGCCCGTCCAAGGGTTCGCCATTACAAAGCCGTGAAGGTCAAAGCGCCCGCCGATGCCATCGTCATCTCATAGGTGGCCTCGCCGTTATGGCTGCCCGCATATTCGATTGACGAAAGCTGAAACGGCCCTTCGACAATACCAAAATCGGGGATAATGACCTGAAATCTAGGGATCTCGCCATCAAAGAAAATCTGGCGTGCCCGCTCATCCGTGCCTGCATCGCGAAACACGCCCGAGCCGGAAATCGACGCGGTCTTCACCCCCGCACCCGCCAGCAACTCGCGCCAGCCGCCACTGCTTTCCAGGCTTGTCACATCCACCGTTTCCGCGTTAAAACTGATACGTGAGGCGCGCAACCCCGCGATCGTCTCAAAACTCCCATCCCCGATCATATCCAGCTTGATCAGCAGGTCTTTTCCGCTCTGCACAGCCATCGCTCATCTCCATTTTTTGAAACAATCACGCCCACTTGTGGGCAATACTCAATCCTCGACACGCGCCCGAAAGCTCAGATCAATCCGGCGCGCGCCGCCCGCATCCAACCGCTGCGCCCGCGCCCGCAAGAACATCAGCGACACCAACCGCCCCCGCGTCAGCACCAAAGGGGCCGCGTCCAGCGCGTCCGACACGGCCACAGCAACCGCCTTGGCCGCCGCAAACCCGGTCGCATCCGAAATCACTGCCACGCTCAACCGATGCTCCGCCCCGCCGCTGGTCTTGTCGGATTGGTCAATTACCTCCTCCGGCCCGATCAGCACAAATGTGCCAAGCCCGCCGCCCGAGGGCATCGCATCCACCACAGGCACCGCCGCAAGCGCCGCAGCAGCCGTCAAGCGCGCGTAAACCGCAGATTGCAGGGCCGCCGCCGATCCATAGCTCATGGCAAAACCTCCTCGCGCACAAAGCAGATCAGATAGCGCCCGCCCTCGTCCCGTTCGGTCACGGCCAGAATGGCAAAAATACGCATGTCATCCCGAAACCGCTGCCCCACCTTGGGCCGCGATCCCGCCCCTTGCGGCGCGCCCCGCACCGTGACGCGGTAGGGAACCGAGGAAATCACAACCTCCTCCCCGGCCACATCGCGCCCGGTGCCGGGCAAAACCTCGGCCCAAACTGTGCCAAGCACAGCCCAGGTCCGCACTATGCCACCCATACCATCTGGCGCCTCAACCGGGCCTTCCAGCACCAAAAGGCGGGACAAATGCACGGCCTTCATGCCCCCGCCCCCCCCAGAACCCGAACCGTGCGCCAGCGCTCAATCAGCGTGACCACGCCCATCGGCAACCCGCCATCGGTGCGCTGCCCCCCCTCATGGCGGCGCTCGTAATACTCTGCCGCCAGCATAAGAACCGCCTGCGCCAAGTCGGCCGGCACATCGCCCCAGGTCGCGCCAAAGCCCGCCACAAACTCAATCTCGATGCGGCCATCCATTGGCACTTGCGGCAGCAAAAGCCCCGCCGCCTGCACGCGGGGGCGGTGCGTATCTTGCACCAAACGGTAGCGATCCGCAGGCACCACCGCCACAAGACCCGCCCGGTCCATCATCGCAATCTGCGTAATGCTGGTCACAGGGGCCACAGGCAACGCCTGCGCGCCGCCGTGCCGCCAATCCTCAAGGCTCCAAAGATAGCCCCTCGAAATCAGCACTTTGCCAATCCGCCCTTCAATCGCGGCTATCGCGGCCCGCAAATAGCTTTCAACCAGGCCATCTTGCATCCCGTCATCGGCAAACCCGGTGCCAAGCCGCAGATGGTTCTTCAGCGCCTGCACCGGCAAGGCCGCTGTGGGAACCGTAGTTTGCTCGATCAACATCATCCTGTTTCTCCAAAAAGCTGCCAAAAGTCTGGGTGCGCACCCCGCATCGCTCGAACGGGTGGGAGCAGCTAGACGATCCGGGTCAGGGCCAAACCCCAAAGGCCCAACCCCAGCACGCACCCAAAGACCCGGCCCCGAAGGGCCAGGCCATCGCTAAGTGCCGGTCAGGACACCGCGAATTTCAGCAGCTTGATCGCCGCAAAATCGGAAACATCACCGCCCACGCGCTTGGTTGCATAGAACAAGACATGCGGTTTGGCGCTGAAAGGGTCACGCATCACGCGCAGGTCGGGGCGTTCGGCTATGGTGTAGCCACTGGCAAAATCACCAAAGGCAATCGCATAGGCATTGGCCGCAATATCCGGCATATCCTCGGCGATCAGCACGCCGTAACCCATCAGTCGCGCAGGCTCACCAGCCGCCAAGCCGTCAGACCACAAGAAACGTCCATCAGCATCCTTCATCTTGCGAACCGCGCCTGCGGTTTTGGAGTTCATCACAAAGGTCGCATTGGCGCGGTAGGTCGCCGACAACGCATAAACCAGATTGATGATCGCATCGGCAGCATTGGTCGCCGCAAAATCGCTTGCAGCCCCCGTGGCCACATAGCCAAGGCTGCCCCAGGCCCAGGACGCGTTCGCCACTTTCGCAGGCAGTAAGAACCCCTTGGGCTTGTCGATGCCATCCCCCGAAACAAAGGCCGCGGCCTCGGCCCGGATAAACCGCGTGGCAATTTTGCCCGCAAGCCAGCCTTCCACATCAAAGGCGCTGTCATCCAGCAATCGCTGGCTGGCCTTCGGCATTGCCGACAATTCATGCAAACGGATCGAAATCCGCTCAATCGTGGGGGTCGATGTTTCAAGCTGCGCGCCCAGTTCCGTGGCCCAACCGCTGCCAACTTCCGTGCGGTCAATCAGCACGTCAAAGCTGGAGGATTCCACATTCACCACGTTGGCAATCGCCCGAATGGACGAGGTGGACACCAGCATCGACTTGATGCTCTCGGCGGTCTGCGGGTCCACAAGGAAGCCACCATCGCCATTGACAGAGGTGTTCAGCGCCTTGCCTTCCAGCACCAGGCCGCGCAACCCGTCATCATCGCCTGAACGCAAATAGGCGTTGAAGGCCTTTTTATGCGGCACGTCGCCTTCTGCGGCCGCGGAAAGGGCAGGACGCCCGTAAGTCATCGTTTTGCGATCAAGCATGGTCATACGCTCTTCCTGTTGTTGCAACGCTGTCTTCACTTCGGCTTGAAAGCCGCTGAATTCCCTCAAAAATCCGGTCATGGCGGATTTCACTTCCGCACCCGGATGCAGGGCGGGGGACATATCTTCCCCGGCCCGAGCCTTTGTCTCGGTCATCTCAATTCCTCACTTGGGTTTCAGTCGTGAAAGCCCCCGCCTTCAGCGGGTGGCCAACTCCCGGCGCGCATCCTCAAAGATCTGCGCCACATTCCGCCAGGTCTCGGCCAGCTCATCGCTTTTCGCCGCCACCCGCGCTTCCGGCTGCATCGGGAAAGTGACAAGCGACACCTCCCAAAGCTCCAACTCCGACAAAAGGCGTTGGCCCTTGCCATCCTTTTCGGCCCGCAACGTGCGGTATCCGATGGAAAGCCCGTCAATCGCGCCTGCCGCCAGCAGTGCCGCCGCCTCGCGCCCTTTTTCAACATCGGCCAGGATGCGGCCTTTCACATAAAGCCCCGTGCCATCCTCGCGCACCTCATCCCAAACACCGATGGGCTGCGAAGGGTCGTGCTGCCACAGCATCTTGACCCGCCGCTTCGCCCCCGCCAACGCCTTCAAACTGGCCGCATAGGCGCCCTTTTGCACCACA